TTATTATGAGGTTGATAGAATCGCTTTTGATTTTTATAGTCAGCATTTTGATGTGGATTTTCTTGAACCCAATAACAATAACTTCGTAATTAAACAATTAATATGGGATAAAATATATAAATCTCAAATGGATATTATACGTCCATTCATTAAAGACCATAATGAGGAATTATTAAATTCCGTTAATAATAAATTGCGCCAAGACTTATGGGATAAATATTGTGAAGGAAACATAAGTAAATGGGAAATGGATTCAATATCGTGTTATATTCACGAGCATGAATTGTCAAAGGTTCGTAATATAACATACGGATTCGTAAATTATTCACAATTATCCGATGAACCCGTAGTAAGTTATGAGTTCCAGTCAAAACAAACTGGTCAGAAGATTCCTTTATTTAGAATTTTCCGTATAATTGGAACAGTGCTAGATAAAGATAAAGGAAAGAAAACTGTAACAATATTAACTCCAGATTTCACGGTAGTTCCAGTTAAGATTTTTGGTGATGCGTTTACTCATTATGATAAACAATTATCCGAACGTGGCGCGGATGGTAAAAAACATGTCACAGAAAAAAGTTGGTTTAGTCGTGGGAACAAAATTATTGTCACGGGTATAAGAAGAGAAGGAACTTTTGTTGGTAAGAAGTATAAGAATACTCCATATCATTTAGTTGAGTTAATAACTGACGTAGATGAGAATGGATATATTCAAACTCAGCAAGAGCGTATAGAAGAATGAGTTATGGATTATACGATGCGGACCTGTCGTATTATGCGCGGGTCCCATTCTATAACTTAGAACTAATGAAACTCTCTTCTTATTATAAACGTAAAAGACAAATAGTCAGTTTATCACCCACTTTATCCCCACAAAAATATTCCCACTTTATAATTCGCCAGGATTATCTTCACGAATTAGACACTATTCCAACTGATATAAATGAGATAACGTTTGGTGGTCGCGTCTTTGATGGAAAGGCCTATAAACCTTTACCATTAGATATAGAAGGTACGCCACCAGATGTGTCTCTATATGATAGAGTAGATTATGACTTTAAAATTCCAGACCATATACGTTCAAGTTTTAGTATTCTACGGCGCGCAGAACATGTGCGTTTATCATTAGACGGAAAAACAATTTGGTCTGACTTTGAAAAGCAATTGCGCCACGCACCCAATACCTTTGGTTTAATCTGTTACGATTACAACCTGGGCAACGTACAAGGCGCGCGGGAGTTCATTACAGATTTACTTCCCGAAATCACAAATTATCCGAACGGCCGCCGTATAGGTATGAAATTTCCAGTTATCACAACAGACTCACAAGAACATATAGCCTGGTTAAAAGTACAACCGTTAAATCAATTCTATTCACTTCAATATAACGGTTTGCCAACCTTAGACGAAGTAAAAGAATTTGTTGAAACAAGTTTTCATTCTACGGCTTATGAACAATCAACTATTAATGTAACTGCGGGTACAACTTACGAAAAATTCATTACTACAGATATATCTACTCTATTTGATTTAATCTTAGATTTACGTATGCACTACATATATCTTCCACTTATATATGATAGGGACTTTTTCGTAGATTATAGATGGCTACAATTAATGGAATACTTTCAAACTTTTGCAAACTATATCAAAGAAAAATTACATTCAAAGGACTATCGTATTCGCGTTCTTCCGTACGAAAGTTTCTATTCATATATGCGTAACCAAGTAAACATATACGACATATATAAGCAAGGCTGGCCTAGAGAACAGGTCAGTGAAGTATTTCAATTCGTACGCGAAAACAACTACGATTTGTTTAAAAAATTTTATGAGTATACTGGAGAGAAAAAATGACTACTGATGAAATTAGACAGAAGATTTTGTACAATAACAACAAAATCAAAGAGTTATTAGACCCCTCGGTATTCATTTTGCAACCAGAAGTGCAAAAGTATATTGAGGAGAATGAAGAAATACAGGCGCAATGCCCACACGTATTTCGTAAAGGAGAGTGCATTTATTGCGGAAAAGCCGAAACATCCTTAAAATAATTAAATAACTAGGAGGCAGCTTATGCAGTACATTAAAAAAAGAGACGGACGTTTAGTAGAATTCAACAGAAAGAAAATTATTCAGGCAATCGTTAAGGCTTTTATTGATGTAGACGGCGAGGTTACGCCTTATGCAGAAGAAAAAGCGAATAAGATTGCTTCTTTTATTGAAGAAAAAAGTTATGATACTATACTTACTGTTGAAGAAATTCAAGACTTAGTAGAAAAAGGACTTATGTCCACCAAAAGAAAAGACGTCGCAAGACGTTACATTACATATCGTAATGAAAGAAACAGAGTAAGAAGCTGGAACAATAAGATGATGGACAATGTAGCCGTTAAGCTGGCCGCATCAGACGTTCAAAATCAAAATGCCAACGTAGACGAATACTCATTCGGCGGCCGTAGAGGTGAAGCCGATTCGGTTATTTTCAAGCAATACGCTTTAGATAATCTTATGAGTGAAATGGCGCGTAATAATCATCTCAATAATGAAATATATATCCACGACCTTGATTCTTATGCGCTTGGTATGCACAATTGTCTAACAGTTCCATTTGATGATTTACTTGCCAAAGGATTTAATACAAGACAAACAGATGTGCGCCCAGCTAATTCAATTAACACAGCTTTCCAATTAATTGCTGTATTATTCCAACTTCAATCACTTCAACAGTTTGGAGGAGTGAGCGCATCACACCTTGATTGGACAATGGTTCCATACGTAAGAAAATCATTTTACAAGCACTACAAAGATGGACTTATCTTTGTTTCACGTTATGTAAAAGATTTTGTAGACAACAACATTACAATAAACATTACAGACCCAACAGAAGTATCAATTGATGACCGTAAAGTATACAGTGATGATAAGGCTTATGACTATGCGATGGAAATGACAGTGCGCGAAGCCAATCAAGCTATTGAAGGTATGTATCACAACTTAAATACACTTCAATCACGTAGTGGTAATCAGCTGCCATTTACTTCAATTAATTACGGTACATGTACCTTACCAGAAGGCCGCATGATTATCAAAGGACTTCTTCAAGGGTCAATTAAAGGAGTTGGAAAACTTCATAAAACACCTATCTTCCCTTGCGGGATTTTTCAATGCATGAAGGGTGTAAATAGAGAAGAAGGCGATCCAAACTATGACTTATTCCAGCTTGCACTTGAATCAACAGCAAAAAGACTTTATCCAAACTATGCAAATGTAGATTGGTCAGGAAATGCAGGATATGACCGCAACGACCCGCGTACCTATTTCTCTACAATGGGTTGTCGTACAGCCAACGGCTACGATATAAACGGTTTAGGTCAGCTCAAAGACGGGCGCGGTAATATATGTCCAGTAACAATCATTCTTCCTACACTTGCAATGGAAGCCGGTGATGTAGAAGACTTTATGACTTTGCTTGATGAGAAAATTCACGAAGCAAAAGATATGCTTATTGAGCGTTTTAATTATATATGCTCACAAGACCCATCAGCTGCAAAATTTATGTACGAAAACAATACAATGGCTGGTTATGTTCCAGAAGAAGGTATTCGTTCTGCTTTAAAGCATGGTACAATCGTAATTGGTCAACTTGGTTTAGCAGAATGTCTTCAAATTCTTATCGGCTGTGACCACACTACAGAAAAGGGAATGGAACTGGCTAAGCGCATTGAACAATTATTCAAAGACAGATGCGCGCAGTTTAAACAAGAATATAAGTTAAATTTCGGAGTATATTATACACCTGCTGAAAATCTCTGTTATACAGCGATGAAAAAATTCCAAGACAACTATGGAAAACTTCCAAACATCAGTGATAGAGATTATTTTACAAACTCAATGCACGTACCAGTTTGGAAAGAGATTTCACCGTTTGATAAAATTGACATAGAGTCACAGCTTACAGGTTATTCAAGCGCAGGATGTATTACATATGTTGAACTTGAAGGCGCAGTACTCAAAAACCTTAAAGCATTAGAACAAATAGTATCATATGCGATGGATAAGGATATTCCATATTTCGCTTTAAATGTTCCTGCAGATACATGCTTAGATTGTGGATGGCAAGGCGAAATTGGAAATGAATGTCCGGAATGTGGTTCAACTAATATACAAAGATTAAGAAGAGTCACTGGATATTTAACTGGTGATTATAAAACAGCTTTTAATAAAGGGAAAATAGCTGAAACCGAAGATAGGTTTAAGCATAGTAAGAAATTAAAATTATGATTAGTGGTATATATAAAATTGAAAATCTTATAAACCATAAAGTTTATATAGGGCAAGCCGTTGATATACCTAATAGATGGCGTAGTCATAAAAGTAACTATCAAAATCCAAATTGCAAAGATTATAACATGGTTATTTATAAAGCCATGCGTAAATATGGAATTGATAATTTTTCTTTTGAAATTATAGAACGATGTGATAGCAAAGTATTAAATCAAAAAGAAAAAGAATGGATTAAGTACTATGATAGTTATTACAATGGTTATAATGCAACATTAGGTGGGGATGAAAGTCATATCCATTTAGGTGACCCAATAGAAGTTTATAATTTGCAAGGACAATACATTACTACATATCCAAATATTACTGAGGCAGCAAAAGCTATTGGTGTATCTCGTAATACTATATATGGTATTGTATTTGGAAACCGCCTTTCTACAAAAGGATTCCAGTTTAAATTAGTAAAGGATAATAATATTATTAAACCATATACTAATAAACAGGGCGGTAAAAAATCGGTGTTACAAAAAGATGATAACGCAAACATAATTCAAATTTTTGAAAGCGCCACTGAAGCAGCCCGCCAATTACATTTGGATGCTTCAACTATTATCAAATGTTGTAAAGGGAAATTAAAACACACTGGTGGATATCAATGGTCATATTTAGAGGATAAATAAATGATAGATTTAAACATAGTAAAAAACTATAAAACAGCTTTTGCGGCCGGTTTATTAATCGGCTTTGGAGTTATTATTAATTCCGTAGCCGCAAACCCAACAATAGGAGCTTTGTTTTTTAGCTTTGGTTTATTGACAATAATAGCGTTAAAACTACCATTATATACAGGAAGAGTCGGGTTCTGGAAGGACCCGGCTACCTTCCCAGGAATGTTGATAGCAAACGTCGCAGGCGCGCTAACAACGATAGCCTGTTATGTAATCGCTAATCCAACATTTCATACATTAATGGTTAATATAAGTATGCACAAGTTTGAAAAGACTTATCTACAGATGCTAGTCTGCGGAATCCTATGTGGCGCACTTATACATATCGCAGTAAAAATAAAACAAGTACCAGTTACTGTACTTGCAGTTGCAATATTCATTTCTATAGGTGCAGAACACTGTATCGCGGACATTCCATTCCTTATAGTTAATTTCAATTTAGCTAACCTCATCAAATGGATATTAGTAATCATAGGTAATTCACTGGGCGCCTTGTGCATAGAATCACTAACAAAGGAGGAGAACCATGAGGTACGCACAAATAATTCCTAATGACGTTTCAAACGGTGAAGGAGTATGTGTATCTTTCTTTGTTCAGGGGTGCCCACATCGTTGTCCCGGATGCTTTAACCCCGAAACTTGGGACTTTAATGAAGGCATAGAATATACGCCAGACGTTAAATGGCAAATTATAGGTTTGCTTGCCGCCAATAATGTCAAACGTAATTTCTGTGTACTCGGCGGCGAGCCGCTAGCCTTACCGAACTTGCCGATGACGCAAGAAGTTGTTAGCACCGTGCGCCACGCCTATCCAAATATTAAAATATATTTATGGACAGGATTTTTAATGAAAGACTTATTACAATCAACAGACAAAAACATACAATCAATTTTAAATGATATAGACATATTAATTGATGGACCGTTCGTAGAAGCAGCCAAAGATTTAACTCTTAAACTACGTGGAAGTTCTAATCAAATAATATGGGAAAAGGAAAACGGTTTATGGATGGAGAAATAAAATGGAATCAGAAATACCAAAAATAACAGTAGATTTTAAAACCTTTGAAAAGGTTTATCAAGCCGCCAAAAAAGCCAAACTCAAAGAAGTTACTTTTGAGTTTATAATTGCTAGTTGTTTTCCAGACATAGCAAGCAACATAAAACAAGAACTCCGTAGGCAGCATGCTTGTGGCTACACTGAAGGACTTCAAGCTGCGGAGGCTGAAAACCACATAAAAGGAGAAATGAAAGATGAAGAATAGAATTTTGACAATATTATTAGCTATATTAGTAGTTTTATCCACAACTAATATAGTGTTTGCTGAAGTAGAGTATCCATTTACCGTTACTTATCACTTCAAATATAAAACTTCAGCAACAGAGTATGCAGAAAAGACTTGGTCACAACAAGTTAGGGACAATAGTACCACTGCTTCAAAGGTTATAAATAAAATTGTACCTGATACTACTCCAAAGAAATATACTGAAAATGGAAGAGAATATATCTTTGCAAAAAGATGGGTTGGTCCTGACACACCAAAAGAAGGCGTAGCTTCAACAGAGCGAGTATATATTCGCAATAAAGATTACGAAGCAGAAACGCATATATATTATGAAGCAGTATATGAAACTGTTCCAATTGCAACAGTACACGCTGTGTATTTAAACCAGCAAGCAGAACAAGTAGAAGATACAACATCAAATGCGTTGTCTATGAGCGACACATGGACAATTAAAGAGGGTAATCTTGATGATAACATCTCAAAATATAAGCGTTTTGAATATAATGGTTTAATTTATACTTTTACTGGCTGGGACCAGGAA